GATGCTGTAGCAATGACAGCAATACCACCAGTCATGACTACAGATCCAGCAGAAGGAAGACCAGCAATGATCTGCTCTGGGATAGGCACCTTCTCTGTGATCTGAATACACTGGTTACCAACTAACTGGTAGTCAGTAACTTTCTTTCTGAACCCCTCAATGTATGTTCCTACAGGTTCTTTGGCATTCTGTGCTGGTGTGGGGCACTCAATGACCGCACCAGCAGGGGGGGTTTTAGGTATCGGCAACTCATCAATCATCAATGGGGGGGGTTTTACGTTGCCTTGTATCTACACCAGCAGGAGCAGTAGGTAACTTCCTATTGGGCTCAAACTGTATAGGATTAAATGATGGCACGTTACCATCACAAAATGTCATGTTACCTCTGGGATCAATTTCCCTAAGGTCATCAGTCTCTCTTGTTTCTACACACCCAGGCATATTTACAATGGGAATACCCATTTCCACAGTTACTGGAACTGGATACCCAGTAAAAACCTGAGGTACAGAGGGACCTAAAATATCAATCTCTGGTACATCTAAATTTCTAGTCCGAATATCAGGTATCTCCATCTGTAAATAACCCTACAATGCCACTCCATAAATGGAAGAAGAAAACGTATAAAAAGAATTTACTTTCAGCGTCTCTACTCTTCCTTCTGCGTGTTGTCGTCATCGATATCACAATCCTTAACTAATGTTGCCAAATCACCACCAATCTTTGCTCCCTGATCTTGTCCGAGCATTACCGCCCATCCCGCAGCCAACCAACCAATATAAGGAATGCCACTAAACCATGGGGCAGCAGCAGCACCCAAACCAGCTCCAACCATTCTACCTGCATTTTCTCCACCACCTTCCGCCTTGATACACTCTAATTTTTTGGCAGTCAACTTTCCCAAACCATCACCTCCGAGGTGACGAGCACCATCCATAGTGTACTCTTCAGTTGTCTTAATATCAGTTCTTCCACCAATACCAAAGAAACCATTCTTTTTCTGAATGTCTTTATCAACACTCATAACTCTGGGATCGTTTGCACGATACTCAATAGAGTAACCTTCCTTTGTGGCGTCTATCTTGTAGGCAGTATAGTCACCCACAGGGAGATTAATGATTGGTAGTTTTGTGGCATTCATGAGGTGTCCAAGAATACCAAGGTGTGCCACACCGAAAAGAGTTCCTACAGAAAGAGCAACCCACTTAAATGCAGATTTTGTTGGTTTGGTGGTCATTTTAGAAAGGTGATTTAGGGAGTCCTGTCGTCTTAGGAAGGGACGCACCACCTGGGATAGCACCACCTGTCATCTTAGGCATCTCTGGCATAGCACCAGAAATCATACCAGGGAGTGCTTCGGTTACAGATGCTGTAACCTGTTTGATTGCTGCTTCTTTAGCACTCTCAATCAGAGCATCCTTATTGAGATACACATAAGCACCAGCACCAACAACGGCAGCAGATACACCAAAAGAAGCAAGAGCAAGAAGGTTAATTAGTTTTTGCATTTTATTCTCCGAGTAGTCTTAAGCGATCATCAATATCACGCAACTCAGAATAATACTCACAAGGATATTCCATAGTGATGAAGTTATCTTGTAGTTTCATGTCTGTTCTACAATATCCACCACCTAGTTCTACATGACCAATAATAAACATCGTTACTAATAGCATGATTCTATATCGTAGGCATTATAGGTGGCTCACCGTCCTTCTTAGGTGCAGTGGCAATCTGAAGCGGGGCTTGCTCAATACGAATCGTTTGCGCTGGAGCCGTCTGCGCCGCAGCTTGGATGAGTTTCTCAAGATCATCCTTTGAGACACTTCCAGGGGCAGTGCCCTTAAACGTTCCGTCGCCATTCTTCTTTGCCGTCTGGACGCCAAAGGTAGCGAGCACCCCTGTAAAAACAGAAGCGATGAAGGTTGGATCAAGCTTCTGCTCTGGGATACCAAGTGCGGGCGGCAACTTGATGTAAGCGAGGGTAAGAATGCCACCAGACCAAACGAG